CGCTCTACTTCCCGCTGCTGGAGAACGACTACTCGGCCCTGGTGGACGGCTGGGATGCCGCGTCCAACTGGATCATCGAGGGGGCGATCGGCACCAGCGAAGCCGATGGCACCACCACCTCCACCTTCACCGGGGTGAGCCTGGTGGGCCCTGGCACGGTCACCACCGGAACAGCCTCCACCTTCACCGCCCTGGTCTCCGGCGGGGCTGGCAGCTACACCTACGCCTGGAGTGGCAGCGGCGTCACCTTCAGCAGCGCCAGCAGCGCCACCACCTCAGTGACTAAGGCGACGGACGGTACAGCAACGATCACCTGCACTGTCAGCAACGGCACCACCAGCCACAGCGCCAGCAAGACCATCACCTCCAAGACCGCCGTTACGGCCGGCACGATCGGCACCGTCACGATCACCGGCAGCGCCACCGCCACGGTGGGCGTGGCCACCAGTTACACCGCCAGCTTCTCCGGCACGGTGGCAGCAGCCCAGGTGTTCTACGGCTGGGATGTGAACCTGGACGACGCCTCGATCACCGGCTCCGGCCAGGCCGCCGCTTCGATCACCTTCGATGTGGCGGGCACCTACATCGTCTCCTGCCTGCTCAACTCGGCCTCGGCCAGTGACGGGCCGGTGCGCCAGACCAAGACTGTCGTTGTGACTTGAGCCCCATGATCTTCTTCCCCGCCATCAGCCCCACCTCGCGCCGGGTGACGCAGGGCCAATACGCCGTCAAGCGGTTCAACAGCATCGCGGGCACCGGCACCAGCCGCGTCTACAGCAGCCAGCCCTTCGGCTCACTGATGGACCTGAGCTTCGACAACGTGCCAGACAGCACGGCCATGGCGATCTGCGAGTGCTACGAGAAGACCCGTGGCAGCTATAGCGGCCTGACGCTGCCCTCTTCACTGTGGTCCGGGTTTTTGCCAGAGCTAGCTGTGATGCTCAAGCGCGATTACACCTGGCGATTCGCAGAACAACCGCAGGTGGTATCTGGGGCCCCAGGTGTCTCTAGCGTTAGCGTGAAGCTCGAGGGCCAACGAGACATCTGATGGCGGTACTGACTGGCACCAGCGGTGAACTGCGCTTTCGCGGCGTCCGCGTCGGCAAGTGCCGAGAGTTCTCCCTCGACATCAGCCGCGACGCCCTGGAGACCACGGTGCTGGGCCAGTGGGACCGCACCTTTGTGGAGGGGATCCGCGGGGCGAGCGGCAGCACCACCGTGCTCTACGACCGCGATGACACGGCCACCCGCGACCTGCTCAACTCGGTCTTCCGCAACAACGACGGCCCCCAGCCGATCACCCTGGCGCTGAGCACCGCCATCGGCGCCGAGCTGGACGTGAAGGCGATTGTCACCAGCGTCAGCACGCCGGTGTCGGTGGGCGCCGTGATCGCGTGCAGCGTCAACTTCCAGGTGTCCGGGCCGATCGGCGAGGGCTTCTGAGATGCCAGTCCTCGGTCTCGGCGGACGGCTGCGGCTGCGGCGCGAAGCACCCGAGCCGGTGGTGCTCCACCCGGACGCCCTGAGCACCAGCAGCAACACCCTCTACGTCCGCAACCCGGCGTTCTGGTCCGGCGATGCCGTCACGCTGGATGGTGTCGAGGGGCTGCCGATCGACACCGATGGCAGCGGCCCCGACGCCCCCAACGGCTACGCCAGCTACTACGGCAGCCGCTGGAAGCTCGGCAGCAACCGCAGCCACATTACCCAGCACAACGACAAGTTCTACGCCGGGGACAACGCACCCTTCTACATGCGCCGCCAGGAGTGCGGCCTCACCAGCCACGCCACCTATTACATCTACCGCGACCAGCTCGATCAGGTCAGCTTCTACACCGACCGCACCGCAGCCCTGCGCGGCGACCCCGCCCGCCGGGTGCCGTTGCACGCCGTCGACTTCCAGACGCTGGTGATGGCACCACGCGGCTCGGCCAACTACGAGAGCGCGGTGGTGCGTTGCACCCGCCAGCTGGGCGAGTACGGCTACAGCGACACCCGCGACGAGGTGACGCTGGCCTCGATCTGCGCCTCGGCCCCCACCTACGAGTCCCCGGCAGCCGGCACCGCCGAGTACGACAACGCCGACCTGCGCCCCCGAGGCGGGGTCAACGATCCCCAGGATGGCTCGATGTGGGTCGTGCAGTGCTGGCTCAGGGAGTGGAGCCTCAACCTCAACGCCCCCGAGGTCGACACCACCGCCGTGGGCGACCGCTTCGGGGAGAGCGTCAAGAGCATCATCACCGGCGGCGGCTCGATGGACTTCCTGGTGGAGCGCAGCAACACGGGCGGCGCGGCCGATACCACCCTGCTGATGCAGCTGCTGCTGATGACCGAGAAGGGCAGCAAGGCCGACGCTGAGTTCTGGATGATCCCGGAGCGCGACGAGCGGGAGTGCAATGCGCTGCCCGGCGGGCTCTTTTACGAGACCCAGTTGCTGGTGACATCCACGGCGGTGAACACCCGCATCGAGGAGGCCATCGCCGGCAGCCTCAACTTCGTCACGGTGGGCGAGATCGCTTTGCGCATGGGTTCTAACTAGGTCACGCGATCTACCATGAGGTAGATGCGCTGACCGAACACTGTGACCAAGATCGTCAGGAGCGGGCAGAGCGGGGCGCTCGATCATCTCGACAGCTCGCAAGCCACGTTCCGGTCACAGATCGCGGCACTGACTGATGTGGTCCGCCAGCTCGGCGGCAATGCCCAGGTGGGCGCTGGCACCACGGTCAACGATCCCCTCAACGCCCCCTACGTCCTCTACGTCAATCCGAGCACCGGCGACGACACCTTCATCGGCGGCGAATACAGCAGCGGTGGCACAGCAGACGAGCGCATCGACCTGCAGCGCCTGGAGTGCGGCTACACCCAGGCCCGCCCCTTCAAGACGATCAACCGGGCGATCATCGAGGCGGGCATCATCACCGCCAAGAGCTACTACACCAGCCCGCTGACCAACAACGATCTGGTCAGCATCGTGCTGATGCCAGGCGTCTACACGATCCACAACGCCCCCGGAAAACCAGCGGTAGCGGAGTGGCCGGTCAGCAAGAACCCCACCGACGCGGAGCTGACCGAGTTCAACAGCCAGAACACCGGCGGTGTGCTGCTGCCCCGTGGCGTGAGCCTCTGCGGCCTGGACCTGCGCAAGACAATCTTCCGCCCCGACAGCGTGCCGGCGGTGGACGACGAGGCGGCCGATTCCTCCAACCGCCGCGCCATCTTCAAGGTGACGGGCACCGGCTACTACTTCGGCTTCACCTTCATGGACAAGGCGGGTTCCACCGCCAGCCACCACCTGCTCCATGCCTTCGAGTTCGCCAGCAAGGCAGAGCTTGATGAGTTCTACGGCAAGATCGCCGCAGCCTTCGGCGGTGCTGCCAACACCGGCGGCCTCGACCTGGCCCTGGCGGTCACGCAGTCCGCTGAGTATGAGATCGTCGGCCCTCAGCCGGCATCCGGATCGCAGAGCGAAACCACCGACACCACGCTGAGCGCCAGCCCGTACATCTTCAACTGCTCGATCCGCTCCAACTACGGTCTGTGCGGCGTCTACGCCGATGGCGCCAAGACATCGGGCTTCCGCTCGCTGGTGACCGCGCAGTTCACCGGGGTGAGCCTGCAACGTGACCTGAGCTGCTGGCAGAAATACGACCCAGGCAAAAGTCCTATCTGGGACACCGCCAACTTCGCGAACTACGCCGACTACATCTCCACGCCGCCCGACAACGTGCGGATGGCACCAGCCCGCCGCTCCTTCCACATCAAGGCGGTCAACAACGCCGTGATCCAGGAGGTGAGTGTCTTCGCCATCGGCCAGGGCGTCCACCACTGGACGACCACCGGCGGTGAGATCACGATCACCAACTCCAACAGCAACTTCGGTGGTTGCGCAGCCATCTCCGAGGGCTACCGCGCTACGGCCAATGCCGCCGACAGGGGCTGGACCGTGGGGCGCATCCGCGTGGCGGACAACCTCAGCGGCAAAGCCAACAGCATCCAGCGCATCTACCTCGGCACGGTCTCAGCGGTCACCGGCAGCACGATCACCCTGGTGGACGCCCTTGGCGAGTCGCGGATGATCGCCGGAACTCCGAGCCTGGTGGGCGACAAGGGCTACACCCTGCGCCAGGGCAGCTACATCTGGGTGGAGAACCCGCTGGGCAAGGACTGGCGCACCACCTTCCCCACCGCCGCCTGGGACAAGGCAGCCCCCACCAAGCTGAAGATCGCCACTGCCCTGCGCACCGAAGCCAACGAGGCGGTGCCCGTAG